CCTAGTGTCATTATGTATCGCTTTGCAAATGCCACACAACGTCCGTAGCGGTCAAATTCTGGGTAAGCCCCAATAGGATTTTCTACGCGGATACGTGGCAGGTTTGCTTCTTCGTCCAATTCAATAATGAAAGGAACGAAACCGTAGGTAATGTACCAATCTGCACCTGAGTACATCTGTACTGCTAGGTCAGAGTGTTGGAAATAGTTAGATGCAATGCGTGTGCGCTTGTCAGCGAAGGCACGGGCACGGTCATTGACTGAGTTGGCTGCAGAACAGTTAACTGCTGGCAGTGGCGCCATAACTTCTGAGAGGTCACGGGCTACAATGTCAATGAAATTAGCAACTACGTTAGCGTCAACGCCGTCTGGGAAGAAGTCAGGGTATACCTCAGCGATTTTTCCTCGGCGTACAGCAAGGACATCAAGGTTGCGAGCATCGCGCTCAGCATTGCGATAGCGTAAAGAGTCAACTCTTGCTGCTACCTGCTCCATATTTAATGCCATTAGTTATCCTTAATTGTACTGGCTAGACCATTGGTCAGCGAATGCGTCATCTAGGTTGATTGAGTTACGGCTTGACATCTGAGCACGAGTTGCCCATCTGTTGCTTTGATACTGACTTACTTGAGAGGACTTCTGCATCATCTCTCGGATACGAATTACTGCAAACCATAGAGCCATAACTACGTCAGTAGGGTTTCTGGTGTCAGGTTTCCAGGTGATGAGTTCTTGTACTAGGGTCTTTAGACCTTCAGAACCTTCGTTGCTGGGTAGTTCAATAATGTTGTTATCTTGGAAGCGTCCATCTCTGGTGTTACCAAAGAGGGTTGCCATAGATGCCACACCAAAAGATGTGTCCCACTTGTTCTTGCCAGTAAAGTGCGAATTAAGTTGCGTACCGTAACCTGCTAAGAAGTTACGTAAGTTGTCGTCCAGCGCATACGCCTTCTGGTGTGCGTTGATTTCGATACGCAATTCGTTGGGTCTGTACTTCTCCACCCAGTCTTCGATAAGATTTTGAATCTTGGCTGGGGTAGGCTCTGTCATATTGACAGCATCTAGTACATAAATCTTTCCGTCAGCCTTGTTGTAGGTACATACGACTGCACCTGTAGCACCTGCCATAGCAGGGTCAAGACCAATGATGGTGTAACCCTCAACGTGCTTAGGATGTCCTGGGACACCAGCCTTGAGTGGTCCACGCTTTCGCATACCGTTGACAGAACCTGCAACGCAGGTGGGAGAAAAGATTGAATCTTCTTGTACATCTTCTTGCTGGTAGACCATAGCCCATACAGATGGGGCAACCTCTGAGCGTCTTGTGAACAAGGCTGGTCCGTCCCACTTGGGATAGAGTCCTTCAGCATCAGGCTGGTCTACATCGCCTTCAGGGCGGTCTGTGCGTGCCCACAATGTTTTCCAACTTGTAGGCTTCTCATCAAATTCTAATACCGCTGGCATAGCCATATAGGTAAAGGGGCTTTTGCCACCAGTCCACTGTGAGCCATCGCGTAGCATCTTGTATAAGTCAACTGAGGCTACACGGGTTCCTACGATAATTAATTTACCGTAGCGACCAAGACGGGTGATAACTTCTTTCTGAAGCCATTCCATCTGCTTTTCCCACTCGTGGGCGTTAGAACCCATAACCGCGTCATCTACAATGATGAGGTCAGCACGAGCACCGTAAATCTGTGAACCTAGTCCTAGTGCTTGGACGGTAGGGTCCTTCTCGCCAGAGTCACGTCCTGTGCCTAGGTAAATCATATCTGCAGACCATTGGGTAGCATCGGACTTGTATCCGCCTTGTGGACCGAAAGCGGTCTGGAGTTTGATATAGGCAGGGTGGTTAAGTCTGGTCTTGATAGCACCTAGGAACTTACGAGCCATACCCTGGGTCTTTGAGACGATAATGACTCGTGAGTTAGGGTTGGTAACGATTTTATAGACCACGTAGTTGGTGGTGATAACTGTGGACTTAGCGTGCTCAGGTGGTACGTTGATGAGCACACGGTTTGTAGCACCTACCTCGTAGGTCATAGCAGGATGTTGCCACCTCGGCTCACGACCTTCAATCAGGTCAACCCAGTTGTAGTGGTGCTCGAAGAGTTTTGTATCTAGGAACTGCTCACAAAAGTCGGGGAAGGAGATTTGCTTCAAGTCGCCTAGGTCTGCGATAACCCCTTTGCCAACCAGGCGTGCCTTGTCAGCGCGTTCCTTGAACTTAGGGTCTTGCATTGACCATTGGCGGAAGGTGACATCATTTCGGTCAACCGATGCCATAGCAGCGGTGATAGTGGAGCCTTGTTCTAACTGTAGTAGTACTCGTTCTTGAGCCTCTACTTTGCTCAGATTCTGCTTCTTAGCCACTAGGTTGTCCCCTAAAAGTTGCCCTCTGGTGAGGGTTAAAAACGCTGTATAAACGGTATCTGCCAGACGGCATAACTGTGGCGGTCTAGGACATTAAGTCTTAGATAAGTTATATATTAATATCTAAGAACTTGCGTAGTCCCAAACGAAGCAAGTTCGTTTAGAACTATTAATTCGTAGTTAGATAAAAATAACTACTATATAAGATAACCTGTTCAAAGTACCAAAACCGAACAACTAATTGTAATATATTTTATTTATTTTTATAATAAGGGGGCTACTTATATAAAAGCCCTGGTCAGGGGCGTATTCCAGGGCTGATATAACAGATATTTATAGGGTGAGAGTACAGTAATGAACCGACAGGAATTAAACAACCCTAGGGTCAAATGTCCAACTCTCACCCTTTACCTTAGACTTAGACACTTACTTACCTTATGTCTAACCCTTAAGCGACCCTTGAAGGTCGCATAATAATAAATAGTTACCCACAGGTAACTTAATAATAATATGTTACTCAACTATGTTACTCAGTAACATTACTCGGTAACTTATAGAGTAACTTATGTCGGGCGACTATCTCCCCGTACCGTGTCGAAGTCTGCCCCCGTAATAAATAAAAATGGAATATCTACCAAATTAAAAATGAAATCCCCTACCTCATAGGTTCCGAGAGTGTGACCTAACTCACACAGTGTTGCTATTGACAAGACTCTCCCCGTGTGCTTTAAGGGTTTACCCCTTGTCCGATAGTGTGATGTAACTCACACGATTTGGGGTTGACAAGCCCCTATCAAGCGTGAGAGAGTTATCTCACAAGGGCAAGCAAGCCCCCAAAACGAAAGGCAACAAAATGCAGACAGCAACACTAGAACTTACAGAGTCAGACTGGGTAAAGATTATTTTGGCACTTCACAGCAAGGCAGAAGCAAGAGAATTGGAAGAGGGCTATTGCAAGAGTTTGGAGACATTAGCAAACGAGATTGAGGAATTGGTAAAAGTACAGATTGACTAGTGAGGTAACTCACAGCCCAAAACCCTTGAAAGAGGGCGCGTGTTCGTGACACGATTAGGGCACTAGATAGGCGAGGGCTTATCTTGCAAGACATAGACAGGAGAACAGAATGCCAGCATTAAACCAAAAGGACGCTATTCATTACATCGCAACACGCCAGCAATTCACGGCGTCAGCCCTAAGCGGTAGTACCTATTCACTAGGCGGAGGACGCTTAGGAGGCAAGGAACTCGCAACTTTTGAGGCAGATGTTAACGCGGTGGACTACATCGTTTATTCATACGGCACGCCTATCGCGTGGCATACCTTGAACTTCGGGTGGTACATCGTAGAACAGAAGTTCAGTTCAACAACAAGCAAGCACCAGACCTACACCAAGCGCGCTATTGCAGACAGTCTACAGGGGGCGAACTAATGAGTTACAACCCAGACACTCAACAGAGTAGCCTATTGCACGATTTAGCCGACGCGATTACATCACATCAAGCACTAGACCAAGCGGTCAGCGTACTGATTGAATGGGGCTTAATAGACGCAGACTTAGGCGCGGAATACATCAACGAATTCAAGGGGGGCAACTAATGGACAACACATTTGATGTTTATTTTGTAAATGGGCACATAGCCTACGATGTAGACCAGTCCACGATTGTTTTGCACCTATTGAACCAAACAGGGGTTGCATACATCAAGACACACAAGGGGGAGAACTAATGAAGTACACCGTCTGCGGTTCATTTGAGAACCCTAAAACCGCTAAGAGTTACGCCCGATTTTCTTCCAAACTAGATTACGCAACCGCACAGGAAGCACAATGGGAACTGGAAAAATGGACAGAGGAGAAGCGTTACGCTTGGATTTGGATTGAGGAGGTTAAATGATGGAAGCCTTGCTCACTATGAGTTATCTTGTCGTATTCTTTGGGGTAATTGGAGGAGTTTGCTACGGAATAGAAGCCCTATTATGCGCTCACGATAGGGGAATGGCACGAGTCAGGGCATACGACGCACGACAGGAGGCTAAGCGATGACAGAGTACGAATTCACAATGGGATTAGGTGACACGATTACCTGCGACGATTGCAACGCATACGCAGAGAACTGGTTCACGGGAGAGTCTCGCGCAATTTGTGAGGATTGCTACGAAACACAAGCGAAAGGCGCAAGACTATGACCGCTTTACTTATTGCAACCTTACCTATAATCTTTCTCTGTATTGCAGGGATACTACTCAACGACGAAATGACAGGAGAATAAAATGCAAACAACAATGGCAGACTTGCACCGATTGGTCGGTATCCTTGAAGAGTTAGTTAAACCCTTACTAGAGGGTGAACCAATCGAAGCAACTTACGAGTCCAACAAGCGACCACACCTTGTGTTGCAAGAAGGAAGCAAGACTTACGGACGCGCCTATCGTATCCACTTTACAGGCGGTAGTAAATACGGCTCAGGACACTGGGAACCACGAGGCTTTAGCGATTACCTAGGCGGAACCAAAGCAGAGGCAGAGCGCACCTTGCGGAGCCTTATAGCAGGTATTCGTACAGGCTTAATGATTGCAGGGGTGGACAACTAATGGAGGCAACCTTCAAGCCTTACACCGTAGAAGAATTACTTACCACAATTTACGAGGACAACCTCAACCATTTTGAATTCATAGAGTCAATGAACGGCGGAGATTGTAATTGTAACCTACACCACACAATGGAAACTATTGTTAAGTATTGGGGTGAGTAATGCCAATATGCGGAGATTGTTTACGACCAATTAACGAATGCCACCACAGACAGGAGACAAAGAAATGAGCCAAAACTCAATCAGTTGGAGCGAACTAGCAGAGTTGACACACGAAACACAGGTGGCTAGGTTTAACTGGTGTTGGTGTGAAGACAATGAAGGAAATGAAAACCCATACGATGATTGCCCAAAGACAGGAGAATAAAATGAAAACAAAAGATGAGATTGAATACGAGATTAACTTTATACAAAATGAACTAATCAATAGAGACTTTAAGTATCTAGAATACACAGAAATAAAAGCGTGGGAAACTGCCCTGTTGTGGGCACTTAAGACAGGAGAAAACTAATGACAACAGAGCAACAGATTAAAAGCGCAATAGATAGCCTCAACGAGGCGATGCAAGCACTCAAGGATTTAGGTTTAATGACAGAGGAGGAAGTTATCTGTACATTCTGCAACGATAATTCTAAATCTTGCAGTGCTTGTGATGACGGATACAAGGGTGAATGATGAGTGAGCCACAACTAAATGACCCAGTATTCTATGATGACTCAGACTTTATTGAGTGTGACAAATGCAAAGAGTGGTTTGACCACAATGAATACAACTCAGAAACCTGCGAGTCTTGCGAGAACGGGACAACGGAGTGAGACAACAATTCCAAGTAGTCTATGAAACTAAGGGTGTGAAGGTTGTCAATGTCTGGCTACCAGAGGGCACCGAACTGCCAGCAGACTGGCACACAATAACCTATGCAGAGCAGGACGAATGGTTGTACAACAACCAAGATGAAGCGCACCTACAATGGACAGATGAGACAGAGGGACAAGCAGTCAATGTCCTACCTGTAGCGCAGTTAAAAGCAGTATGAGTGTCACTTTACTAATGATAGTCGTGATAACAATTCGTTATCGTAAGAGATGGATTTACTACTACAAGAATTGGATAAACAAATGACACTACCTGATAAACGCTGGCACGCAGAGGGCAACTGCAATCAACACCCAGACCCTGACCTATGGCACTACGAGAACAGTATTCACGCAGACGAACAAGAACTACAGATGTTGCGTAGCGTAGAAGCAATAAGCCTGTGTCGGTCTTGTCCAGTCAAGGAGTTATGTCTTAAGGAAGGATTAGAGTCACAGAATGTACAGTTCTGGGGTGGCTGGGGCACAATCTGGGGTGGGCTACTGACATCTGAGCGTTATCGCCTACTTAAGCACAGAGATAATGAGAAAATAGTCAAGGCAGAACAGCGTCACAGAAGGATGGTTAGGCAGAAACTTGCTAAACTTTACGGATGAAACGACACATAGTAGTAATCCTAATCTTAACAGGGGTAATCTTATTTATACCAGTGGGTAATGATGTCAATGTAAATGTTGGCTTAGAGTTTAAGCACCCAGTTAAGACACAGACCAAGGCAACAATGGAGCAAAAGGCAGCCAACAAAGTAATGGCTATGAAGTTTGCTAAGGCAGGATATAATTGGGACTCAAAACAGAGGCAGTGCATTTGGAAATTGTTCACTGCTGAGTCACGCTTCGACCACTTAGCAAAGAACCAACAAGGCAGTAGCGCATTCGGTATTGGACAGGTATTGAAGGAGACTAGCAAAGACCCAGCGATACAGATACTCAATGCGTATAAGTATATCAAGCACCGCTACGACACACCTTGCAGGGCTTGGTCGCATCACCTTTCCAGAAATTGGTACTGATGTTAGACCTGACAGGTAAGGCAATCTTTACCTGTATCTGTGGTTGCAAAATGTTTGTAGTCACAGTAATGTGGGATGAAGAGACAAGAGAGGTAGGTTGGTATGACCTACGACAGGAATGCAAGGAGTGTGGAGCAATCAGCACCGCACCAACGCCTATGGATTGGAGAGATGAATGACTGCAAGAAAAATTGGAAAGAATAAATGGCTAACCTATGGTCGAATGGGTGGCTTTGGTATTGGTTTTACTATAAGCAGGTTCTATGCCAACATAGACCTTGGGTTCTGGTACATAGGGTTGGAGTACTGATGCCAAATTACGAGTATCGCTGTAATAAATGTATGAGTCTTACCACCTTAAGTCGTAAGGTAGATGAACGCGATGAAGAAGTTGCTTGTATTTGTGGGCATACCAGTAGTAGAATATACAACACACCAAGTATCCGCTTTAATGGTAGCGGTTTCTATTCAACAGGAGGCTAGAAGATGGAATGGATTATAGGCTTTGTACTATACGTAGGGTTGACAGGTTTAATCATAACCTTTATGATGAGTGCTACACGCAAAGACAAGGAGTCACGTAATGAGTTGTAAAGTATGCGATGAAGGTGGATGCAGTAATTGTGCACCACAGAATGACACACTACAGTTTGCTAGTGGTAAAGAGATAGAAGAATTCTATGACAACTACAGCGAAGCAGTCTATGTAGACCCAGCCGAGTCTACTCCTGAGGTTGAGTAACTTCTTCTAAGTCCTCATCACGATAAGGCTTAAAGCCACCTATCTTGTTAATTATCTTACGGATAGCACGCTTGTGGCGCATACGCGCTGCATCTTCTGAACCAATGGCTAACTCTTTAGCGATGTCAGGAAAGTCCATAGCCTCTGCATAGCGTAGGAATAATACCTGCCTATCTTCTTTAGGTAGTTTCCAAAAGGCATAGTCTACTTCAATCATCATAGCCATAAGATTGCCACCCTCATTAGGTGCAGAGGGACGCCCTGGTCTGCCAAGATTTAACTTATGGGTTACACCCCATTCACCTCTTAAGACAGGAGGAAGCAAGGCTTCAACCATATCTGCTTCATAATAAAACAAGTCGCTAGTCTCATAGCCACCAGACTTAGCCTTCCAATGCTGGCAATAATCTAATGCTTGGTTACGTAGGCTACGATAGATAAGGTTCTTAGCATCCTTAACTCCGATTGCTTCCCAAGTATCTAACTTATTAGGATGTTCAAGGAACCATTGATAGAGTGCTTGTCTAATATCTTGTGACTCAATGTCGTTAAACTTACGTGAGTACTCAGTGGTGACAGCATCTACTACGTACTGCCAAGGTTCAATGCGCGACCACTCTAATGTCATTTAATTCTTACTCCGTTATCTAGGTGGAGAAAACCTACAAGTTTCATCTTGTTATTCTTATTAGCAAACTCTGTTGTGCTAGGTAACCACTTCTCATTCCACTGTATAGGCATCATCATATGCAAAGGAAATGCCCACACACCTTCGGGTGTTGAGTTAATGTACCAAGGTGTAAAGCCTAGTAAGTTTGCCTCTTCAAGTAAGAAGTCATACTTCATCTTCTCAATCAACAGGTCAGGGTAGTGTGTCTTTCGTGACTTAAGTTCGATAAACATTTTGTATCTATCAGTGGTGCAATCAAAGCCATCGTACTCTAGGGGTGAGTGAACCAAGTCAGTTAGATATGTTTCTCTCAGCCAATCAAAGAGTTCTTTTTCTTTCACTCAGTATCCCACTGTCCCCTTAGCACTAGCAATCCAATGATTGCGTAGTTAGCCATATCCTTGAAGGAATCCTCAAGGCTTTCGTGCTGGGGAGATGCGTTGTTATCTATCAGGTGGTTAATTCTAGCAGACTTATCGTGCATACGCACACGTAATCCATTGAGCGCACCGCCTGGTGCTTGAGATATATTCTTCGGTCCATAATCTTTATGCTTAGACAGCAGCAACTCTGCCAACTCTGCCATCGTGCTAGACAGGTGTGCCTCTAGTCTTACCTCGCGTTTAATAAGGGCACTGTAATCGTCACTACCAGTGAAGTACCCATCTGTTCCGTCCGTGTTACGTTCAACCCTAAATCTGTCAAATACTGGATAATCTGCCATATCTCTTCACTCCCTGCCTTCGTCATCTTTAGGTTCCTCCGCTAGTAATTCTTGTAAGTCTCTATCAAAATCTTGTAGTGCTGATTTAACTATGACATCTTCTATCAACTCATCAACCAACTCATACCCCATCTCACTTGCAAACAATGTCACATAGGTAGACTGGGTAATTAGTTTGATTTGCTCTGGGTTCTCTGCGTTGTTATACATAAACCTTAGCAGTGAGCCTAGCATAAGTTTGAACCCAGAGGGCAACAGGTAGTAAGGGTCGAACTGTTCATCCTCATCTAGCATATGGTCTACTAAAGCAAATGAATCACTGAATGTTACTTCGCATTCATTGCAGTAATTATGTGGTGGTGAGTCTTCAATACTCATAACTCTATGCCCATCTTTGAATAGAAGTAGGAAGAGCCTTCTTGCAAGAACAAAGAATTAACATCGTGTCCGTCTGGAGATTGAACGATAGTAACTGGTAGTTCTCTGGCAAGACTACGGGCAAATTCCGTGCCAGGTTGGTCTCCATCTGCGAAGACAAAGACCCGTTCAAAGTCTGCCAACAATCGTGTGTAGTGCTTCTTCCAAGAGTTTGCACCAGGGACTCCAACACAAGGAATTCCAATGACGCGAGCCATAGTAAGTGTGTCAATCTCGCCTTCGCATATTCCAATGTAATCACTAGCACGCTCCACATCCGTGACGTTGTACATTCTAGTCTCTGCCCCTGTCATACCCATATACTTAGGTTCAACTGCAGGGTTAAGACTTCTAAATCGTAGGTCAACTACACCAGTCTTAGTAATGTAAGGGATTGACAAGCGACCAACGTATTGTTCGTGCCCAACCTCAGGCTCCGCGACTACGCCTAATGATGCCAGACGTGCTACCTCTAGTGGAATTCCCCGACTTGCTAGGTAACCTTCCGCCAGAGAGATGCTTTCCGCGTACGTTGCTGCTGCTATCCCCAGTAATTCTTTCTGCAAAACGCTTTGCTTCATTGAAGTTCAACCCTTCCTGACGACAGATGATTTGAATACTGTTTCCTTGTACTCCACAGGCGAAGCAGATGAAGATGTTCTTGTCCAAGTTCGCACTACCACTTTGGTGTGTGTCAGAATGGAAGGGACACTTGAGATTAATCTGTCCGTGTGTGCTTCTAAGTCTTGCTCCGTAATGTTCAAGTATGGCTTTGATACTTGGTAGGTCACTGTCAATTCTTATCACCATAACCTGCATCTCTTAGCAACTTAACACCATCTTCTAAGCGCACTAACATTACCCAATCTCCCACTGATTTTTCTCCCTGTCCATTAAGTCTTAAGACTACTACGCCCAAGTCTTTGTCGTTTGCTCTGTCTTTTAATTGTGCTATTGCTGCAGCAGGGTTGAATCCTGTGCGAGCCTTTACTTCCCAGTCAATACCAACAGTGCCAGTAACGTCAGTGCCACTGCGCCCAGCACCAGTGCTCTCCGCGAAAGGGAAACCATTGTCAACAAGATAATTAGCCAAGACTTTTTGACTGCGGTATCCACGATGCTTACGCGATTGTGAAGGCATTTAATTCCTGTCCTAAATCTTCTAAGTTGCATACGTACCTGACTCCATATCCAAAGTCTTTCTCAAAGCATACACTCAAGAACTTCTCTCGTGAAATATCGCCCCACACTATGAAGTGCGAGTTGATGTGTGGCTGTGTTCTATCACCAACAAGAGTCACAAGGATTGCATAGTCAGCAGAGAATAGTTCCTTACTGTTAAAGATTAACTGCTTGGTTACAGTTGTCTTAACCTGAACAGTCTTGCCATTAACAACTAGGTCGTGACCTTCATCCCCACCAGTAAGCACTCTGTCATCTACGGATACATCATAGACTTTGGCAACTGCCTTCTCACCTAGATGACCCATCAGGTTTACCGCCCAAGAAGTATTCTTCGCATCAAACTTTCGGTCTGTTACGTTGTACTCTTGCTTGTCCTTACGCATAGCGTCAACGAATGCAAGAGAGGAATCAATCTCTTCTTGAGTTAGGTATACTTCAACCACTTAGGACGCGCTCTTATCCTTATTCAGGATACGAACTGCCCACTCTAATCCAGCATTGACACCCTCAGTCCACTCATCAGTAATTGGTACCTTTGCTGCTTGAATCTTCTCAATCAACTTAGCAGTCTCTTGTTTAAGTTCAAGCAGAACATAGGCACGCATCTCTTGAGTCGTGTCATCTTCTTCTTCTCTAATCATTACTTACCTTTCACGTATGGTTAGTGTTAATTGTATCACGTTATCCACCATTACCTTCGGGTATGTCACCTATCCACATAAACTCAGGGTTCCAAGATAACCAAGCAAGCATATTGCCATTAGCATCTGCTCTACCGTATCTATTCTTTACAGGGGCAATAGCCATAGAAGTACCAACAACTCCAA